TTAAGGGCTACATTGTTCTCTTAATCAAGTCAGTTTACAGAGTATTTACTCCTGAGGTTATGCAGGAGACACACATGGCAGATGTTCTTCTCGTGCTTGGTGTTCTCGGAATGATGATGGGATCTATCAATGCTTTACGCGAGAGACATTTGAAGCGAATGGCTGCTTACTCATCTGTAGCTCAGATCGGATATATCTTTATGGGTATAGGAATTAATTCTGAACTCGGAATTATAGCGGCTACATTACATATCATTTCACATGCTTTAACAAAACCTATGTTGTTCCTTTCTGCAACAGGTCTTGCAAATGTATCAGGACATTCATATGACTTTAAGAAGTTAAAGGGAGCGGCTCATAAGAATAAGCTTGCGGGTATTGCATTTACAATTGGTGGTCTTTCAATGATTGGTATCCCATTATTTGCAGGTTTCGTTTCAAAGCTTTACTTCTCTGTTGGAGCAATTGAATCTGACTGGTTCAGATTACCTGTAGTATTAATTGCCCTTGCTATTTCTACAGCTCTTAATGCTGTATATTACCTCGGTGCAGTTATTAACATCTGGAGATTACCTGAAGATCATCATGAAGGACAGCTACCAGATGACGGAGGCAGACAAGGATACCCTGCGCAAGTATGGCATCGAGTTTACCGCCGCCGATTCTAACTGACAAGGAGGACAAAATGGCAGTTAATCTTGACATCACACAGTCTTATGTGTTACAGTCTATTGCTGAAAAGGCTAAGCCGGAATCAATGTTTTTCAGCGAACGTTACTTCACCACGGGCAGGAACGACATTTTTACATCGGATAAGGTGCTTGTAGAGTATAAGCGCGCCGGACAGCGTAAGATGGCGCGTTTCGTTGCAGAGCGCGGCGGCGCTATCAGCGTTGGACGCGATGGCTACGAATTATCCGAATTCAGACCGGCATACATAGCAGAATCCCGTTCGCTCACGGTTGACGATCTGTCAAAGCGCGGATTCGGCGAGGCTCTTGTAACGGGCTCTACACCTGCACAGAGAGCTATCCGCCTGCTTGCAGAAGATTTCACGGAACTTGAAATCAGAACACGCCGCAGAATCGAGTGGATGTGCGCACAGGTAATGCAGAACAATGCGATCACTATGCAGGAGTACATCGACGTCAATACACCCGGCGAGGTCAAGCACATTCAGTTCTATGACGGAGATGCTTCTGAGCATACTTATACCCCCCAGAATCTGTGGAACTCCGCTGACGCTAATATCATCGGTGATGTATATGCTATGTGCGAGCTGCTTTCCGATCGCGGAATGGTGCCTGCCGACCTGCTTATCGGCTCTGATGTTGCCGATGTATTCTATAAGAACGAGGAACTCCGTATAATGCTGGACAAGACTCTCGCTTACAACTTTGGCGCTGTAAACGAGCGTATCGTTATGCCCGGTATCAGCGAACTGGGTACATTCAATTTCAGAGGGCACACCCTCAGAGTTATCGTTGTGGGCAATAAGTACGAGGACGAGAACGGCAAGACCAAGAGCTACTTCCCCAAGGACGCGGCAATGGTAACATTCCCGAACTGCGGACGTGTGGCTTACGGTGCTATAACGCTCATGCCTTATGGCAGGGATAATTTTGAGACCATCGCAAAGTCGAGAGTTTCCAAGCTCTTCGTCGACAACAAGCACAACACCAGAGCAGTCGAGCTGTATTCCAGACCTATTGCAATGCCCAGGGTTTATACCCCTTATATCTTCGCAAGCAAGGTTGTAGGCTGATAGGAGGCATACAGTGTTAATTCGTATCAGAAACACCACATTCGGGTTGGTGGTTAACGGTATCGTCAAGCCCAAGTCACCCAAGGACCCGCCGTTTGATGTTGACGAGAAACTGGGCTTAAGGCTTGTCCGCGAGGGTATCGCGGAGGCGGTGGACGGTGCCGAGCGCGGAGAGGTTCAGTCTGAAAGTAATGACAATGATAATGACGAAAGCGCCGGCGATGACTTCGGCATACCGCAGTACGGTCCGGACACTTCAAAAGCCGATTTGCAGTCGATTGCAAACGAATACGGCATTGAGGTATCTGCAGCTGCGACCAAGCAGGAGCTCATCAAGGCGCTTGACGACTTTTTCGCCGACGCGCTTTCCGATGATTCGGAGGGCGAATAATGGGCTTTAAGGACATGGTAAAGTCCGATATCGCTAATGTGCTGATGAATACCGAGGAGTTTGCGGAAAGTCACACGGTGAAATATGACGGAGAGGTGTATGCAGATATACCGATCATTCTCCAGCGGGTCAAGCAGTCTGACAGACCTATAATTCAGAGCGACCATGCTGAGGGCATATACCTTGTGACCGCCGTTGCCTATATCAACGAGAAGGACCTTGACGGGGTGATCCCCGAACAGGGACATCGCTTTGAGATAGACGACGGCGAGGCGCTAGGTAAGACGTTTTTCCGCAAGTATTCGGTAGTTACGTCCAAATGCGAGATGGGGCTTATCACGCTGGAACTGAGGTGCTATGATGAGTGACGTATATGACTTGATGAATTCGCTTGAGGAAAAAATGGAAAAAGCTTTTCAGAGAGCAGATCGTTCAGCAATACAGCGCGCTGTAATCACAGGCAGGGCAGCCGCAGCAAGAGCAATCCAAAAACATAACACCTTGAAAATCGGAAAAATCAAACAGTCTGTCAATGTTACAGTCAGCAGCATTAAAAGCGGCAGTTTGATAAAGTATTCCGGGGAACACATTCCTCTATTAGCGTTTGGGGCTACTCTTACATCAGAGGGATTACGTGTGAAAGTTAACCGTAACGGCAACAGTGAGATATTAAAACATGCGTTCATAAAACCAACAAAAAAATATCCTATAGGAATATATGAACGTGTAACTACTCATAGAGTTCCTCTTGAACAAAAATATGGTCCATCAATTCCGCAAATCATCAAGGCAAATGATGATGTGAGCAAGGTTATAGACACTGCCCATAATGAAGCATATTGTGAACGATTAGAACACAATGTAATGGCTATATTAAATGGTTGGTGGGAACAGCAAAAGCGTACAGAAGGTACCAGAGAATACTACCGTGTAAAAAAACGCGCTCAAGATATGGGAATTAATGTAGAAGTAGCATTGCAGAGGTATCTTAAAGGTGGGGATTGACGAATGACAAGGGTAAAACTCATTCAGGAACTGAAAAAGTTCTGTGAGGACGCTATAAAGAACGTTTCTCTTCCGGAGGCAGTCCAGAAAGGCGACGCAAAGGAGAAAAGCCGTGTTCCGGCGGTGTATCTCATGCGCCTGCCTGACAGCAATTCGGCAAAGAAACTCGCGCCGTATATCATCGTTCAGTTCATCGACAGCAAGCACCATCGGAGCGAGAACGGCTATCCTAATCCCGAATACACGGCGGCGGTGCGCTTTATCTTCTGCGTGTACTCGCAGGACGAGCAGGACGGTGCTGTAATGCTCCTCAACCTCATGGACAGGGTGCAGGAGCGGCTGCTTGAACAGGTGCCGATAGGAAAAGAATTCGTGCTTGACGAGCAGGAGGGAGTTGAGTCGGTCGTCTATCCCGATGATACCGCGCCCTACTACGCAGGCGAAATGATAGGCACATTTCACATCAGACCAATACAGAGGGAGGTTGATTTCTTTGGCAAGGAAAACCGACGTTTCGGAGGAAATGTCTGAGGTAAAGACCATCGGCGATGAAGTACCGTCCGAACAGCCGGAACAGGCGGAGCAGGGCGGGCAGAACGCGGTGGAAGAGTCAAGGGTCTGGGTCTATTTAGGTCCCTCGATACGCGGAGTTGTCACGAATGGCAGGATATATTTCGGCTCAAAGGCTGAAATTATTGAATCGTTCGGCGAAAAGCTCAAGGATTACCCGCAGATCGAGCGGCTTATTGTCGCAGACCGCAACGTTGCAAAGGCAAAAAGCGCCCTGAAGGAAAAGCGCGGTATATACATCCCGTATGACGCGCTTATCAGGAAAATCACAGGCAAGGAGGAGTAAACCGTGGCTTTAAAACATGGCATAAACACATATAAGGACGATACTGGCGTTGTTGCGGTGCAGACCGCAGCGGTCGGTATTCCTTATTTCATCGGCGCATGGCCCTGCCATCGCGGTAAGAGCTACACTGGCAAGCCCCAGCTTTCGTCCGGATTCAGCGAGGCAGAGGAACTCGGCGGCTACAGCACCGAGTGGAGAAACGCGGACGGTTCGCCCAAGTGGAATCTCTGCCAGGCAATGTACGGATACCATAAACTCATGGGCATGTCGCCGGCGATATTCTACAACATCTTCGACCCGGCAAAGCACAAGAAGGCTGTTGCAGTCGAGGAATTCACGGTAACTGACCACATCGTGGAGCTTACCGCTGACGCTATCATAAACGACGATCTTAAGGTAACGGCTGGAAGCGCGTCAACAGCGCTGACAAAAGGTACCGACTACGAGGCATATTACAGCGGCAATGCGCTGTGTATCGAGCTGCTGGCAGATTCTTCGAGCTACAGCGCCGATAAGCTCAAGATAGGCTATGATGTCGCAGACCTTTCCACCATCACGGCTGAGGACGTTGAAATGGCTGTGGAAACAGTTGAAATGTGCCGCAGCGTTGTCGGCATTGTTCCCGATCTTATATGCGCCCCCGGCTGGTCAACGGATCCGACAGTGGCGGCGGTGATGGCGGCGAAAG